GATCTGAGAATAAAAACACTAACTCACAATCCTCAGGTAAATATTCTCTAACCCATTTGTATTTACTGTACTCAGCATAATCCCAAAACCTACCCTTTGCTTCAAGGTATATTATCTTATCATTAATAACACGAATAAAATCAGGATGATATTTATGTGGAATAGAATATTCAATCAATCCTCTATGGTGTTCCCAATTCTGTAATTCATTTTGGTGAAGATCATACTCCCATTTAGAATCATATCCTTTAGGAAGTCCTTTAGCTTTAGGTCTAATTTTTCTAGGTTTACGCATGATTATTTGTGACCTCTAATACATTAGGTTCTTTTTTAACTTCTGTGAAATAGGAAAGTCCTCTAGCATATTTAAAAACTCTTAAACCTTTACCATTATTAGAATCTTTATGACAGACAAATTTATGTGTGCAATAATTACAGGGGTTAGCAATTTTATAGTTGCCGTATGTGCCATCAGCTACAGGCTTGTAGCATAAACTTTTAGGTGGGGTTTTTCTTTTAACTGCTTTCTTTGTACTCTCTATTTTAGCATTAATATTTGGTTTGTCAAGTTCTTCAGGATTAAACAAACAAAGTTCTCCTGATTCTTTATTGATAACTAAGAACCCGCCTTGATTTGTACCCTCACTTTCTTCATAACCTGTTAGCTGTCCGAGATAACCGAAAGGATCTGAGTCAGCTAATGTACCATTGACAAATTTTTGGAAAGCAAAACGAGAAGCTGATTTAATATCAACAACTTCACCGTCTATCTTACAGTCCATATGTCCTAGTATACCTTTAACTTTAACTTCTTTTTGCTCTGAAGTTATTTCGTGTTCTGCAAGATTTACTAAGAACAATACTAACTCTTCTAACAAGTGACCATATAAGAACTTAATCATAGTAGGTGCGGAATGGTTTTGCGCAGTTTGTTCTGAATTTATATCAAACCATAACTGTCTTTCAGGCTTACCAATGTTAGACATTCTAAGAGTAGGCTTTTGATTTTCTCTAGGAGTCAGCCAACTTTTAAGTGCTTTTTTCATAGAGTCTCCAAACTTATCTATTGTTTCTTCTGAAACATCTAATTGTTTTCCATCTGCAATTACATTTATCTTATCATAAATATCCTGTACTAATGTATCTAATTTTTTCATATGCTTTCTATTATACCTCTTGCTTTTATTTGTGTTATTTTAAACCATTCGCCGTTTCGATCTGATGATTCTTTGTCTAGTAAATCGTGTGCTGTATGCTCTGCTTTCTTTCTATCTTTAAAATATTTTTTATACTTTAATTTATAATCCCTCAACGGACTACTTGTTTGATAAGACTTTAATCTATCTTGTGCATCAAGAGCCATGCCTACTTTAATCCATCCTTCCCAAGCAGGATTAATAATAATATAAACATCCCCTTCTTTAACAGAGTTATATTCAGCCTTATGTTTACCACCAAAAAATTTAGCAATTAAACTAGGAGATCTTTCTCCTTTCTTAATTCTATTTTTTAATCTTACATAATCAAAACAAGGTATACATTTATATTCTTTGGTTCTTTTTGAATGACCTTTACCACTCCTAGAAGGATACCAATTATCATCAGTAAGTTCGGCATCACAGATCCTACAATGTGGTTTAGTGTGTCTCATGCCAAGCCTCCCCAATTTTATATTCCCCATCTAAAGGACAGCGCAATTTAAAATATCTACCTGCCTCTGCTAAAGCTAACACACCTAGCTTACCAAACTGTTCAGCGTGTTCAGCCTTTACTTCTACTTGCCATTCATCATGTATGTTAGCAACAAACTTATAATCTAATTCTTTTTCTGTTGCTTTATTGTTTAATATAATTAACGCTTTCTTCATTACGATAGCGCCTGCACTTTGTAATAAAGTATTTAAAGCCGCGTGTTCATATCTTACATAAATTTTTCTTCCATCTAATCCTTTAAGAAACTTTCTCTGTGCTGCATTCATAACTTTATCCCTTAGAATTTTAAAAGATGGTTGGTTATCGAAGAATCTTTTTCTTAATTGTTTTCCTGTTGATTTATTACCACCTACAACTGCGCCTATCTTAGCATCACCCGCTCCATACATCAATGCATATATAAAGGTCTTGGAATTATCTCTTGTCTTTAAGCCTGCTGTTTTTTGATTCTTAGCGTGTATATCTCCATGAATTATTTCGTTGGTATATTCAGAATCATTCATATAATGAGCAAGCATTCTCAATTCTAATCCACTTGCATCTATACCTACTAATTTATAAGCGGTAGGAACAGTCCAACAAGAGCGACACTCTTTGCCATAAGGACTATGTATATTAGGAACTTGTGCCATATTAGGACTACGATGGCTCATACGATTTGTAATAGTTCCTGTCGATATTACTCTACCATGCACTCGATTCTTTTTAGACTCATCTATCCAAGAATTAATTTGTGCTATTCGTTTTTGTAATAAAAGAAACTCAGCTATTAATTTTGCCTCAGGTATATGTTTAATCTTATTTAAAGTAGCTTCATCTATAATAGGTTGACCTGTTGGTGTGAAACGATTGGGTATCCAACCAAAATCTGTAAGGTATTCACCAATCTGTTTACGAGAACCAAGATTAAATTCTTGTAGCTTCTGTCGCATGAAAGGTTTCATATCTTTTGTTTCCTTTATATCTGAATACTCATAAGCACTCAAGCCTGATTTAGACAACTCTCCATCTTGTTTAAGTTTAGGAGTCACTAATTTTATATCTACCCACTTAGGCTTGAACAGTATATGAACCTCATCTTCCACTTCTTTCTTACGCTTATTTAATTGTGCGGATAAGTGTCTCGCTTTTTTCTCATTAAAATAAAAGCCGTTTGTTTCTTGTTGTCTTAGTATTTTAGTCACTTCATGTTCAATATTAATTGAATCCTTACTAAATATTTGACCTTCAGTTAGTAAAGTTTTATAGACAAGCTCATTAACTACTACATCTTGTTGGCAATAAGGTATCATCTTAGCATCAAACTTATCCCATTGTTCAGGTGATTCCATTTTAGATGCGCCTACTCTATGTCCCCATATTTTTAAGCTGTGACCACCATCTCTAATAGGATTAAATAGTTGCGACATTACAAGTGTATCTTTAATTTCTTTACCTTCTAGTAAATCGACACCATATATTTTTTTAATTACAGGTATATCAAAGCCTATAATATTATGACCAATCAATGTATCTTTACTCTGTAAGAATTTAATTCCTTCATCTATATTCTTTTTATCATAACTAAAGGTGTGTGTTTTACCATCAAATTCTTTAGCTACAATTACCCATATAGTATCGGGAGTTAAACCATTGCATTCTAAATCAAATGTTATTGTATTAAAATTCTGTGTGTTCATTATTAAATGTTACCTCGTCTGTTAATTCAATCAGCCTACCTGTCACAGAATTATAAAGTAAGGAACAAGCAAAGCCTGTATATCCTGTGTACCTAGATTTTAAAACACGAACTGCTGTTGTGTTAGCTTCTGTTATATCTTCTGATTGTTGATTTCTTTCTAGTGCAATGACGCAATCAGATAATTGTGCGATTGCTTGAGAGCCTTTAAGGTGGCTCAAAGAAACTTGGACACCTTTCTCATGTCCTAAATCTCCACCTACTCTACGAAGATGTGATACTAATATCATACCAACACCTGTTTCTTCTACTAAACTACGAAGTCTTGTCATTAATACATCAATACCTCTGCGTTCATCACTATCTTGGATAGAGGATACAAGCATATGAAGGTGGTCTATCACTACCCATTTACATTCACAACCAATAATCATATATCTTAGTTTAGAAAAGATTTCTTCTATATTGTTAACACCAAGATGAGCATGAATATATACACGACCATCTTGTATTGTTTTATCAAATAAAGTAGATAATTCTTCTTCCGAATACTTTTCTCTTACTTCATTAATATACATTCTATCATTAGCTTCAATAGATATAATACCATCTGCGGTGCGTTGCCAATTTTCTTCAAGCGCCATAATACCTATGTTATCGTTTGTTGTCTTAATCAACCAATGTTCTAGTTCTCTAACAACACTACTCTTACCAAGTCCTGTACCACCTGTTAGTGTTAACAATTCTCCACGCCTTAAGCCATATAGTTTTTGATTTAATCCTGTGTATGGAAAAGCAATACTTTCTTTTATTTCTCTTGTAAGCCATTTATCTTTTTTACTAGAAAGTTCTAATATTCCTGAGGGTGTATATACCTTTGCTTCGAACCATGCTTTAGTAAACTCAGTAAACTTCTTAGCATTTAACATATCATTAGGATCTTTAAAGCCATCAGCTAGCTTGAGTATTCTAGCTTTGCCCGGTTTTAATATACGCGCTACTTCTCTAGATGCTTTTCTGCCTGCCTTGTCATTATCAAAAGCAATAACAACCTGTTCAAAAGATTCTATAAACTCTATGCTTTCTCTTATATCACGAACTGCACTTGCTGATCCTCTCTTAATAGAAACAACGGCTGTTCTTATTCCTAATTCTGCAACAGCAAGGGCATCACACTCACCTTCTGTTATAGTAAGATACTTACCGCCTTTTTTATATAACTGCTCTCCAAACAATCCTGTACCTTCAAAAGTACCTGTTATTTTAAAGTTTTTATTATTAACATACCTTGTCTTAGTTCCTGCAATTTCATTACCATTATAATAAGGATAAATATGTTCAGCAACACTACCATCTTTATGATATACAACACGAACACCATACTTTTTAGCTACCTCTTCTGATATACCTCTATCAGTAAGTGCGCCAAAAGTTCCTCGATAAGAATCGAAGAATGCTTTTTTTAATTTAAGTGTTTTATTAATTGTAGTATCTCCATTAGGATTTTCATAGTCTGTAAAAAAAGTTCCACAACTAAAACATTTTGCTGAACCATTTTCATTAATAGATACAGGATCAGAACCATTACAACTAGGACATGGTTGCCTGTGTTTAACAAATTTACTTTCGTTCATTATCTATCTCCCAATAAAAAGCTAGATCAGTTTCGATTGCCCTCAATAAGAGGCTATCTAGCTGACCTAGCTATTAACATTACGATTCAGTAGTATCTACTTCATCAGTTTCTTCTTCTGCAATATCTTCTGCATTATCTTCGCCATTTCTTAAGCCAACTAATGTATTACACATTCCATTTCGTTGAAATTGAATACCAAGCATTCTGATATTTAATTTTCTTTCTTCAGCAGTAGCTAAAAGAATGGCATCAAATACATCTCTTTCTAAATCGGTATCCATTTCACTTCTTTGATAAGTGACATTATTAATTGTTATTGAAAGTTCGGATTGTTCCATTAGAATTCCTCCGAAGGCATGTCTGCTAAAAGTTCATCGCCATCTTGAGATTTAGGCGGTAGCCATTTAAGAAGTTGAACAGCTTGTAAATCTAATCCTGTATAAGGACCATATTTATTCTCACCACTATACTCGTTGTATTGAATACGAACTTCTGAACCATCGCCAACTTTTAGTTCGACTTCGTTTTTATTTTCGTCAAACAATCTAGGTGCTGATCTTTTCATACCATTAGGACCATCGACCTTTCTTTTAAACACTATAGATGGACCTTCATCTAGTTGTTTAATGTTGTGTCCGCGACTTGCAAATTCATTTGCTTTCGCATCATCAACAATTAAGTTGATAGTATAGGTCGGCTCAAATCGAACATTCGGTTCATTGATAAACGCATACTTAGCTTTTCCTTGTATTATAGCCATATAATTTTCCTCTAATTTAAAAGTTAATATTAATTTTGTGTAAGGGTTAACGAGCAGGCTACCCTTACAAGCCTTAATCGGATTAATTATTTAGGAGATAGAGGGTATCCGATACTCAATTTTTTCTCTAACTGCCATCAATTATACCATAAAAGAAGTTCTATTGCAAGTTTAATTTAATTTATTTTTCTTATTATCATCTATTGAATCAACTTCTTTTAATAATATTTCTAAATCTATATCACTATCAGGACCTGCCTCACTAAGAAGTTTTCTTATTTCTCGCAAGGGTTGTAATGGTTCATCAAAATCCCAAACAGAATTGTCTCTTTCTCTTTTAATATGATATAAAAATTCTACATTTTCCATCAATACTATATTGTCTACAATTTCTTCGGGTGAATTTCCAAAGTTTATAAGTTCTTGTGGTTTATTAGATCCTTCTAACTTAACTGTTGCTATGTAATTTTCCATGCGTTCTCCTTAGTTTCTTTTTTATTAATAGATGCCATCAACTCTACATAAGTTTTAATGCTCGGATCTTTTTTTAATTTTTTCAATATCCATTTATCAGACATGAATGATAATTCAAACTTGCCATCAATAAAAGTATGTGTTTGTTTAGATAAAAGATCAGAAACATTTTCTATTGTAATAGAGTTAGCTTCTTCTTCTGATACTAGAGTACGCAACCATTCTGCTTGAATAGTTCTTACTCTAGGTTTTAATTTTTTTAATTGTTTTTTATTCATATAATAAAATCTTTTAGTGGTGGTATATAATTCTTAACCCAAGTTATTGTATTATTAAGGTCTAAAGTTTCTTCTAAAAAACTAGGAACTAATATAGCACTACCGCAAATATGTATTTCTTTACCATCAACTTCAACCTTAAACCAATTTAATGTTTTATGTTTGCTTAGTCCTTGTTGTTTTTGATAGTAAAGATTATATGATTCATTATAACATATTTTATCTACAATGTCCACCTCTAATATAAGCTGAACAACTTGTTTTATCTCTAATAAAACCTTATCTTTTCTCTGTTGTAAAAAAACATTTTGTATAGTTTGTGTTGCGGGATCAATAAAAAAACCTTCCATCTTAATACCTCCACGCATAGTCTAGATATATTTTCTCAGTCATTATAACAAAACCTTTGTCTTCTTTTTTAGCAGGTCCTTTAGCTACCAAGCCAATAACTCGTTTAGCTTTATCCAAGAATCTCATGTCGTGTTCATCACC